ATTATTCTAAAGTAGAAATTGAAGCGGTTCCTCCCGAAGAAATTTTAGTATCTAAAAGAGCGAAATCAATAAAGGATTGCGACTTTATCGCTCAACGAGTATCAAAAACTGTATCTGAATTAGTTGATATGGGTTTCAATAAAAAAGATGTTGAAAGTTTACCAAGTGCAGAGGAAGAAGTCTTTAATACCGAAGCTGTTGTAAGAAGATCGTATGATGATGCAACAACTGACCTAGAAGCACAAACAATTGATCCTTCAATGAAGGTTAAACAGATTACTGAATGCTATATGAGAGCCGATGTTGATGGCGATGGTATTGCAGAACTTAGAAAAATAATTGTAGGTGGTAGTGGCTATAATAACTACATCATTTTAGAAAATGAAGAAATAAATATTCTTCCTTTTGCTATGTGTGTAGCAATTCCTATGCCATTTCGTTTTTTTGGTCTATCTATGTATGATCTCCTGGCAGATGTTCAGAATATGAGTACAGCCATAATGAGAAATACTCTTGATAATATGTATTATCAAAATAACGCAAGAACAATAGTTGTTGATGGTCAAGCAAACCTAGATGATTTACTTACTTCCAGAAGTGGTGGTATTGTTAGAGTTAAATCTCCTAATGCTGTTACTCCTTTGCAAACTCCAAACTTCTTAAATGATGGTTTGGCTATGATGCAAAAAATAGACCAGTTAAAAGAGAAAAGATCTGGAGTACCAAATCAATTAATGGGTTTAAATCCAGATACAATTAATAAAAGTCATACAACTGCACAATCAGTTAATCAAATGATGAATAGTTCAACACAACGAATTGAACTCATTGCAAGATCTTTTGCTGATGGTGTAAAAGATTTATTTAAAAATATTTTAGCTGTTATTTGTGAATATCAAGATCAAGAAAGAATAGTTAAATTACGAGGCGAGTTTATTCCAATGAATCCAAGAGAATGGACAGATCATTATGATTGTACTGTTCAAGTGGGTTTAGGTACTGGAAACCAAGATCAACGATTACAAGTTTTACAACAAGTATTAAATGTTCAAGAGAAGATGATACAACAACAAGGAGGAATGGGAATGGTTACTCCTCAAACTATTTATAATACGATTGAGGCATACCTGCAAAATAGTGGTTATAAAGATGCAACGCAATTCTTTAATGATCCTTCACAGCAACCACCTCAACCACCACAACAAGAACAACAAGATCCTGCTCTGCAATTAGCAGCACAACAAATAGAAATAGATAAACAAAAGGCTATGGCAGATGTGGATTTTAAAAATAGAAAATTAGAAGCTGACAATGAATTTAAAATGCAAAAATTAAACCTCGATGAACAGAAACTTGCCACGCAAGTTGTGAAAGAGCAAAATGTATCACAATTAGAAAAAGAAAAATTAGCTTCTAAAATTCTACAACAAGGAATGAATTAATGGCATTTACACCCTTTATGCAAGGCACAGAAGCACAATCAGTAATAAGTGATTATCTTGGTGGTAAACTTAATGCTACACCCAATGTTAATAGTGCAGGAATGTGGCGAAATCCTAATTTTGATTTACGAACTGAACAAGAAAAAGCAGGAACATTAGATCCTTCAGCCTTATATCCAAATCCTCAAATAGATTTTTCAGCACAAGATGATCCAGTTGATCCTTGTAGAGAAGGATTTATGTTAGTTGATGGTGTATGCCAACCAATAGAAACTTTTGGTCAATCAGCTTATGATGAACAAAGAAATGATGATCCAGATGATCCTCCTAGAGAATATTATTCTATTGATGAAATGAAAGAAATGGGAGATGCTGAATTATTAGATTATCTTAATGATGGTTGGTTAAAAGGCGATCCTTATGATATTTCTGTTGGAGGTCAATTTGGAATGCCTCCTGCTTTTCAATTTATGTTTGGTGGACAAAATGAGATGCGAAGAGATTTTATTATAAATGAATTAGCAAAACGAGGTTACAACATAGATACAGATAAAGGTCAATTAGGTTTAGGACAATCATTAAGTATTCTTAATAATGCAAATTTAGCCAATAAATATGTAAATGAAGATCCTAGATCAACAGCTTTCTTTACACCAGAAGAAATTAATTATCAGATACAAGCTAAACAAGATGCACAGAATATAGTTAATCAAGGTGGCAATCCTTATGGTCAAAGTTATACAGGAACACCTAAAGACATACATAATCAAGTTGTTCAAGATGCAATTCAATCAGGTGGAACTGTAAATCCATGGGAAGCACAAAATATTAATGCAGGTGGAACGAATAATACTTCTACTTATACAGGAAAAAATCCTTTTAAAGATGAAGATGTATGGATTTAGAAAAAGAAAAACAAAGAGGACATAGAGCTAAAGCAATATTAGAAGATGAAATATTTGCAGAGGCAGTACAAAAAGTTTCGGCAGAGTTACGACAAGAATGGTTAAACTCTCCGATAAGAGACACAGAAGGAAGAGAAAAAATTTACATGATGGAAAAAATGTTAAATGTCCTTCTTGTGCAAATCAAATCTGTAATGGAAACTGGTAAACTAGCATCTAAACAGGTTAATAAATAAGGAGAAATAAATGGCAGATACACCTTCACAGGAGTCTGTTGTTTCAGAAGCAGAGTCTAAGGACTCTCCCATCTTAAATGATGAAACAGCAACAGCACAGGCATTCGCCAACCTTTTAAACAAAGACGAGACTGCAAAAGGAAGCGAAGAGTCTGAAACAACTAAATTGGAAGAAGAGAAAGCTACTCTTGAAGAAGATAATAGCGATCCCTTACTAGAAGATTTAGATGGACAAGAAATAGTAGATGAAAATGACGCATCTTCTGAAAACGAGGAAACACTTTATGATGTCAAAGTTAATGGCGAAGATTATAAAGTTAATTTGCAAGAGTTGAAGAAGGGCTATCAGTTAGAAAAAAACTATACCAAAAAGAATATGGAGTTAAGTGATAAACGCAAAGATATTGATTCTTTGCAACAAAACTTAACGAAAGAACTCGAAGCAGTCAAAAATTCTCGAAACCAATATGCTGAACAATTAGAGGTTTTATCTCAAAATTTACAGCAAAAAGAAGAAAACATTGATTGGGATAATCTTTATCAAACTGATCCTGCTGAATATGTAAAATTAAAAGCAGAGTCAGATAAGAAAAAAGAAATGTTGCAACTTGCACAGCAAGAAAGACAACGCATTCAAGAAGAACAACGATCCGAGCAAGAGAAAGTTTATAATGATTACATTGCAAAGGAACGACAAATCTTAGCTGAAAAACTCCCTGTCTATGCAGATAAAGAAAAAGGTGTGGAATTTACAAAAAGACTTTCTAGTTTTGCAAAAGAAAGTGGTTATAGCGATCAAGAAATTGCAATGATGGTAGATCATCGAGCAGTTCTTTTATTAGCAGATGCTTATAGATATAATCAATTAAAGAAAACAAAACTTGAAGGAAAAAAAGTAAAAAGAACACATAGAGTTCTTACTTCTAATGCTGCAAATGTCAGAGAAAATTCTGAAAAACAACAGGATATTGACAAGAGAATGACAAAACTGAAACAATCTGGAGGATTGGAAGATGCACGAAATGTGTTTCTCGAAATGCTCCAATAACGAGAAAAGGATAAAACATTATGGCAATTCCAACTAATGTTACAGAAACTTTTGATCGTGTTGGTATAAAACAGGATATCGCTGATGTCATATATAATATAAGTCCAGTTGAAACACCTTTTATTAGCAACGCAGGAAAAAGCACAGCTATTCAAACTTTACATGAATGGCAAACAGATGCACTAGAGGCAGCAGCAGCTAATGCACAAGTGGAAGGTTATACTTATGGTTTGGACACAAGAGCTCCAACTGTAAAACTTCAAAACTATACTCAGATCACAGCGAAAGCTGTTGGTGTAACAGGCACAGACCAAGCTGTTAGCAACTGGGGTAGAGGTCAAGAATTAGCATATCAAATGGCTAAAGTAGGCAAAGAGCTTAAAAGAGACATTGAATTTGCTAACATAAATACTTCAAATGCAAAAGTAGGTGGATCATCTGGTACTGCAAGAGAGAGTGGATCTATTGACACTTATTATGGTGGTAATGTTCCAGGCACAGGTAGTGCAGCACTTAACTATTACAAAAATGGTGGAACTGTACCAACTGGAAATGGATCAACTGCTGAAGCAGGTGGAACTGATGTTGCATTTACTGAGGACTTATTAAAAGATGGTCTAAAGAAATGTTACGAACTAGGTGGAGAGCCGAATGTTGTGTTAATGAACTCAACACATAAGCAAACTGCTTCTGGTTTCAATGGTATCGCTACAAACACAAAAAACATTGACGATAAAAGAGTTATCGGTGCTGTTGATGTGTATGTATCTGATTTCTCAACTGTAACTTTTGTTCCAGACAGATATCAGAATGCAAATAGAGTTGATATTTTAGATATGTCTAAATGGGCGATTGCTTATTTAAGACCATTCCAAACTAAAGATCTTAGTGATACTTCCGATGCTACTCAAAAACTAATGTTATGTGAGTGGACTGTGGAAGCAAGAAATCCTAACGCATCTTATGGTATCTTTAACTTAGCATAAGGTTAGGTAAAACTAATTTATTAGGGGGAGATTAACTCCCCCTTTTTTATTGAAGAGTATTAAACTCGGAACAATAGAGGAAAAAAAATGAGAACATTAAACGATTATTTTATAGTAGGTAAAATTCACAATATTAGCACAGCAGGTAGTAGCTTTGTAGTTGCTCCAGATAGTGGAAAAATTATTAAAATTTACACAACAATTAAAAATGCAATTACTTCTGCAAATGCAGGATTGTCTTTTGAACTTGCAGGAACAGCAGTAACAGATGGTGGTATTACTGTCGCACATAGTGGAAGTGCAGCAGGAGATGTTGATTCAGCAACTCCTTCAGCAGCTAATTATGTAGCAGAAGGAGAAGCAATAGAAATGATTACTGATGGAGCTTCCTCAACTTCTTGTGAATGTGAAATAACTTTTGTTATAAGAAGATAAGGATAAGATATGTCAAATTTCGGAATATATTATGGCAGACCTTCAACAGTACAAAAATTAACAAGTGGTAGTTCTTCAAGTGCATCAAATACTTTTGGAGCAACAACTTCAGTTATAATGTTAGTTGCAAGAACTCATGCTTGTCATTTTACATTAGGAGCATCGCCAACTGCAACAACATCATCTGCTTTTTTACCGAAGAATGAAATTATTTATGTAAAAGTAAGTGGTGGATCAGATAAAATTGCAGTTATTAGAGAAGCAAGTTCTGATGGCGAAGTATATGTAACAGAGTTAATCTAATGACAAAAAAATTATGGCTTGATGATGAGGATAGTAAAAGTGTTCTTAAAACAAAAATACACTTTGACGAGTCTGAAAAGAAATTACACTTAGAAGATGTCCAAGATGTCGAGCCATTAATTAATGCAAATAAAAAAGAAGCAAATCTTGGAAAAGATGCTTATAGAATGAAAGGCGAGTTGGGTAAACACGCAGGAATGACGAAGGTCGCTTCTATTCCTCTTGTAGTAGTTCAACAACTTGCAAAAAAAGGGATTATGTCAAATGGTGGTCAAATACTAGATCACAATAGAATGAAAAAATGGCTTAATGATCCAGACAACAGATTTTTTAGAATTTATCAAGGAAATGTATAATGGCACTAGACACTTACGCAAATCTGAAAACAGAGATTGCAAATTATTTAAACAGGGATGATTTAACTTCCTATTTAGATACATTTATAGATTTAGCAGAATCTCGTATGTCAAGAGATTTAAGATTGCGTGAAATGGAAGAAATTGATACAGCAACAACTACTGTTTCTGGAACTCAAAGTTATGATTTACCGACAGGGTATTTGGAAATGCGATATGTAGCATTACAAACAAGTCCATATCGTTTTTTACGATATGTTACTCCTCCAGATTTTATGCGATTATATAATCTTGGTGTTGGTAGTGGTGCTTCAACTCACTACACAATTATAAAAAATAAAATACATCTTGGAAAAGCTCCAGACTCAGCAGATGTTATAGAATTTGGATTTTTTAAAAGACCAACTGCTTTGTCTAGTTCTAATACAACAAATGATATTCTTACATACTTTCCAGATTTATATTTATATTCTGCTCTCGCTGAAAGTGAGCCATTCTTAATGAATGATGAAAGATTACAAGTATGGGCATCATTATATAAAGAAGGAGTTAAAACAGCAAATGAATCAGCACAGAGAGGTCGAACTTCATCTGCACCATTGCAGATGTCATCATATATGGTGGTTTAATGGCTGATATTCAATTTGGTCAATTACAAGCAGATCTTCCTGCTTATCAAAATTCTGGATCAATAAAAATTAATAATGTTATTCCTTTAGCTGTTGGTTATAAATCTTTTCCTAGATTTGTAGCTTTAAGTGGAGCAGGACTAAGTACAACTCCTGTTGGTTTATTTACAAGTTTTTCTGCAAATGGATCAACTAACTATGCAGGAGATACAACTAAACTATACCAAATGGATAGTTCACTTGTATTTCAAGATAAATCCAAAGCAGGTGGATATACTAATTCTACCACAGAAGGATCAAGAGACTTTTGGGCATTCACACAATTTGGAGCAAATATTATTGCAACGAATGGTGCTGATTA